GTTTAAATAAATAATTTTGAAATAGCTCTTTAACTTCTTTACTTGAATTTTTTAAATAAGGATCAAACTCTTTTATATCCATTGATGCCATATATTCTTTAGCATCATTAATATTTGTGCTTGTTGAATAAGATGAAGCTTTACCGCTTATAATTGGTAATGTTTCAGTAATAATTCTTTGTAATTCGTTTTGATCTTCTGTTTTTTTAGTTTTAGCAGAAGCATCTTCAATAGCTTTGCTAATAGAATTGATAGCATTACCTTGCATTATAGCTAAATTTGGACTGATTACTAAATTTGTTAAATTATTTTGTTGAGGTAATCTAACTTGTGATTGTGATCTATTAATTTTAATTACTGCCATTTTATCCTGATGTTAAAATACTTCCATTTGGAGATTGTGAATTACCATAAGCTTTACCAGCTGCTTTTGCGTAAGATGCGTTTCTTATAACATCGCCTTCAAATCTTTTTAAATTACCTTGAGCTTGTAAAATTAAGGAATTATTTAATTCATTTTCATAAGAAACTTGAGAATTAAAACTTTCAACAGAAATCGAAAAAGCATCTTCAACAGATTGTTCAAGCATTACTAAATAAGGTGTCTCACCTATTCTATCTACATCAAATCCACTTGATAAAAGATTTACAAATTGATTAGATCTATTTCTTGCTTGATCTTTTTTTAATTGAGGTAATGTTACTTGTTCAAAAGTTCTCTTTTTAATTTCAGCATTCCTAGTATTTATTGCTGCTTGTTTATTAAATATATCTTGATTTGCTCTGCCAATTTGTGCTGCACCGTAACCACCTATTATGTCTCCAATAAAACTCATATTAATATATTTTTCCTAATTGATAATAATCTGATCCATCTGGACCATATTTCTTTTTTAAACCTTCGACTTCTAATCCACACCAGGTAGCTAATCTTAAACCTAATTTAAAATCTGCCTTAACGGATGTTTGTAATCTTCGAATTTTGTTTTGTTTACAAAGTTTGTCTTGTAAATCTAATATTGTTCTTGCTGCTAAAAACTTCATTTCATAAATATTCTGTGATGCCATAACCCAGCATTCAGCAACACCATCCCACAGGACAACAATTCCACAAGCAAAAGCTGGTTTACCATTTACAAACATTGTGTAAGCATTGCCTGGTTGTGAGTGATCACAAATTCTATTGTCTTTATAACTAGCGTCAATTTCCATAAGCTTATCATTTAAGCCTATAGCTATTATTTGGTCAGCGTGTTCTGGTAAAAACGGTTTTAATTCACTAGCCATCGTTAGTTACAATAGTTGGATATAAAGCTAGAACTGTTAATGGTAACGCCTGGTCTTGTTTAACAAATATAAATCCGTCTGTGTTGTAATCGTCTGCAAATTCTACTTCTTTATCTCCAGCTAAAAAGGTTGATACTGGTAAATCCATTGCACCTGATGTCGTTCTAAATGGAACGGTTTCTAGGTTATCCAATGAAGGACCAACTTTAGCACCTACGGTTTCAAATAATCTTAATGTTACTTTTGAAATTCTTTTAATTTTTGCTTGAGCTGTGCCTTCGAATTGTCCAGCACCAGCTTCTATTCTCATTGTTTGTAATACAGAAGCATAAGGTAAACCAACAACTACTTTAGTTGCAGATCTAGTTAATGCTATTGCTCCACTTGTTACAACTTTTGTAGCATGAGTAGCACCATCCGCCAGGATAGATACTGTCTCTCCTTCCAAGTGATCTAGTCCAGATAATGAACTAACAGCTACACCTGAATAAGATAAATGACTGTCTAAAAATTTAAAATCTTGTGGTGCAGTTTCATCAAAATCAAAGTCTGAAAAGCATTCAACAAAACGTCTGACTGCTCCATTAACCCATCTTTGAGAAATAATCCAAAGCTCATCTTCGTTAAGATCTCCAGATATAGTTGCAACACTTTCTACTTTAGCATCTTGTAAAATATTATCTGTTTGTTCTGATGTATGAGCTGAAGTTAATGATACAACTGTAACTAATTTACTATCTGTAAAAAGTTTAAATTGGTTGTCATCTACTCTTGAAACATAGTAAGCAATGTTTTCACTTAAACCACCAATGCTAGTTCCAACATTGTCATAAAATATTATATTACCAGTTCTAAATCCATGTGCTGCTGAATAAATAACATTAGAAGATATGTTTACACCTTGATAAATAAATTGTGTTGATGCTGTACTTGGTCCAGTTAAACCTATTGTTGTTCCAGCCGCAGAGTTAGCGGCAGTCGTAGCAAGTTTAATTGTATTAGCATCTGTTCTAATTACAAAATAAAGAGATCCACTTGATATTCCAGTTATCGGATTAGCAGCAGCATAATAATAAATTGGATCATTAGTTGCTAGTCCATGAGACGCTAATGTAATTGTATTGTTTGTTCCATTAACAGTTGTTGTATTAGCAGTAAAAGAAATTTGTTGTTGAATAATATTTTTAGTCGTGTCAGATTTACCACCAATAATATGACGATGCCAGGCGACAACATTATCTGTTCTTTGATAAGTTAGTCCACTTAAAATTCCATCTTGTCTTACACACCATAAAATACTATCTGGTGCTTGTTGATAAGCCATTTCATTAATTCCACTATCAGTAACGGTTTCGTTAAGTATAGTTAAATCAGGAGCAACATAACCATCAGCATCAAAGTTATATGCTAGTTCTCTAATTTTTCTTTTTGCTCTTTGTAAAAACAATACTGCATTACCAGCTGGTTGAGCATCTACGTTAGCTGCACCAAAAGAAGATTGTCTTTTAATAGTTACATTCGTTGGCGTAACTGCTGCATCTGTTCCATCTGCTGATACTGAAAACTCTCCACCAGTAGTGCCTATCAATAAAGTTCTTACTGATTTTAAATATCTAATTTTATTAACTTGGTTACTGGCAATGGTGTAAACCATAGCGTCATCAGCATTAGTACCAGTTGTCATGTTTTCGTAATCTCCAGATTTAGAGAAATACAAAGTCTGTGGCTCATCTTTAGTTCCAGCAAATACCAGTCTTTGTTCAAAGAAAGATACACAAGAAGGATGTCCAGTAGTGTCACTAAATGCACCTAAATTGAATGCTGCTATTGCATTATCATTAGTAAAAGCTGTAGTAATTGTTGCAACTGCAACTGTTGCATTTGTTCTAGCGGTAATTATTGCTTCACCACTATTGAATTTTACTATTCTACCAACATCTGTTGCTAACCAACCCACCCCACCATTAACACCAGTTATAGCAGATAGAGTTAAAGTTTTACCAGAAGCTGCGGCTGCTTGTTGAGGAGTTATAGTTGTTGCTGTTGTATTCGTTGGAAGATAAGGACCAGCAGTAAACACAACTTCAGTTAATGTCCATGATGTATGACCAGTTCTTGATAACTTCATCACTTCGTGATTTGGATGAGTGATATACATAACGTCTGCTGATTGAGCAAACTTTAGTTCAAATAATTCTGCTGTTAAATACGGACTTACAATTTCATAAATTCTATTAGCATCACCACCTGAACTGTATGTTGTAAAAGCTGATGAGTTAATATCTGTTCCATCAACATTTTGTAATTCAAATGTATTAGTAGTTTTTTCTGCTACTTTAAATGTTTTACCATTTACTTCAGTCATACCTACAACAGAAGTTATAATTACATTCTGTCCATTAACATAACCATGACCATTAGCAGTTACTACAGCTGGATTAGCTTTTGTAATTCCACTTATAGTTACATCACCTTCTGTGATCTGACCTTTATCTTTATACATTCGGATATAAGTATTTCCAAATTCTAAAATATAAGTTTGAGTAGTTGAAAACTCAAAAGGTATTAATCTTGTTTTAGCAGAGCTTGTTTTAACTTCTGCTATAAATTGTGTGCCTACTCTTCTTGCTGCTGCACCTTGCGGATGAACCAACATATTTTGTAGTGTCTTACAGCCAGAAGCATATTTTTCAAAATCAGTTCTGCCATCTAACTTTGCAGAAAATTCTCCTGAAACAAAACTATTTAATGAAGCTGTGGTTCTTGGCATTACAGTTTAGCGTTTGTAAATTCAGAACTTTCAATAGTTCCTAAACTATTTTCAGTAGCATCTATAAATCTTGCTTCTCTTAATCTTTCATCAGCTCTAGTCATATATTGATTAGCTAATGTTGCGTTGTTAGTTATTGCATAACAAAGATCAGCTGCTAGTTGATGTGAAATACTTTCTCTTAAATAAGTGTCGTAATTATTAGGATCGGTGTCTAATGCAATATAGATTACAAAAACTGTATCAATGTCTGTAACAATATTTCTACCTTCTAATTTATAATTTAAAGCACTAGCTATACTGTCTGTTGAACCATTGTGAATTTTTAATACTCTTAAACAGTCTGAAGGTAATGCGTAAGCATGATCATATTCGACTATTGGAGCTGTACTGTTTTGAGCAAGTTGAACTCTTTTGTGTAAACAATTCCAAGCATGAGATCTAAATACTCTATTTCTTACTGGCTCATATCTTTGATTACATAAACGAGCATTTTTAGTGTCATCTGTTAATGCTGCTATTGTTGATGCACCCAGCAAATTCAATGCTGAATTACACATATTTACTACTGATGCCATTTTATTATACTCCTTGAAGTTCTTTGCATTCTATTTTTATAGCTATTTTGCTAGTGTTAATTTCTTCTGTAGTCATAGCATCCATGCTTTTATAAGCTTGGTGATAACCAGTTCTTACACAGGAATAATAGTCCTCAAATTCGAAAGCCATTGTCTGTGATGAAATACATTTTGGTTCATCAATGAATAAACAAAGATGAAGTATTAAAACAAATTTTGTCATTGTAATACCTGGCGGAATATTTCATCCGCCAAGTAAATTAGATATTAATTAACTGCGTAACTAATATTCCATGAAAGCGTACCAGCAGTTCCACCAGTTGCTGCGAAAGTTATAGACATATATAACAATCCTCCTGGATCTGAACTTAAACCAGCAATTTCCCACAGCTTTTGTCCAACTGTGTTAATTGTAGCTTCTTCATTTCTAACGTCAGTCATTACTGCTTCATCTGCTACCGCAGTTGCAAAACAATCTTCGTCAGCTACTGTGCCATCGTAATTGTGAACACCAACATTGAATGTGCAAGAACCACCAAAAGTATCTGATCCAACAAAAAGTTGAGATATAGATGCTTTACTTGGTATAGGTGCTAACAAAACAACATCGTTGTCTGTACTGTCTCCAGCAGCTAATTCAGCTGTACCAGCGGCAACTCTTAAAACGCCATGCAATTCTGCAGCGTCATTAAGAATTTGTGGTGAGGCTAAACTATTTGCTACTAAAGCTGTATTTAGTGTAGTCATATTTTATATTCTCCTATGATTATATGATTAAGCTTCGTGACAAGGTATTTGGAATACCGCTTTCTCTTCCATTCTTACTGCGCCTAAAGACATAGCGTAGTAAACTTGAGTAGAGTAAGATTTGTCAGCTCTTTCAGATATGTTAGCTTTGATGTCACTTCCGATAGCAAGTTTAACTGCATCTTCTGTGAAAGCATAAATTAATCTGTCATCGCCATTTGTTCCATCAAATTTAAGTCTATTAGACATGATGAACTCAAATCCTAGATAAGTATTAATCTCACCTTGAACTAATGCTTTAACAGTATTGAAGTCACTTGAAGTAACCGCTGTTATTGCAAGTAAGTCAGCAATACTTTGAGGAGCGCAAACGATATATCTTTTTCTTGAAGGATCTATGTCATTGTTATCAAAGTTTTTCTTTGCTGCTAAAAGTTTAGCTACTGTCAAACCATCTGATTGATTTGATGTCGCAAACTTTTGAGTTGAAGGTAAAGCTACTCCAGTTGCTCCAGCTACACCAGATGACGCTGAACCAGCTAATGCTGTAATGATTACATCATCCATTGCTCTGTTCATTGCCGCTGCTGCATTTTTTGCATAAGCTGAAGTTGGATCTACTAATGCTCTGATTTTATCAGTATCATCAATAAGATCTCCCCACTCATAGTCGGAAAGTGAAACTCTTCTTCTACTGTGTGGTGTATCGATTTGAGGTGTATCTCCATGTCTTGAAGTCCTCAGAACTGCTGCTGTCGAATCAATTTGTTCAAAGAACGCATTTTTTCCTACGATACTTTCTTCATCTACAGCACCTCTTAATTTACTGCTCATTGCTTGAGATAGTAAAGTTACATTCGAAGAATATTGTTCAACGAATGAAGTTGTTATGTTAGAACTCATAATAAGTTCCTCCTTTGTGTATGTTAGTTTAAGTTAAGTTAAACGGATGATTAGCCTTGCGGATCTTCCT